ATCCCCGCTTTCTATGGAGTGGTCTGGCATGAATGGGCAAGTTTTCGCTATGCCGTGCTCCCAATGCCGCTAGCCCTCCCCTTTGGGATGGCTCGCTGGATATGGGCTGGGTTGCTTACGGCAACCAAGACCATGGCGCTAGATCCAAGGACTGCCTACCGCGACGGGGTTGAGCGCGGTCTCATGCTGGCGCGGCAAAACCCATGCACGCGCTCAGTTTTCGCCCGCATGATCCTCCACCAGCACCGCTAATGACAGCAGTTATGGCAATCGACCCAGGGCAAACCCAGTCAGCGTGGGTTGTTTGGGATGGGGAAAAAATTCATGAGCGCGACTTGCTCTCAAACGAGGCAATGCTGCAGCTGCTGCGGCTGCCTTTTGGAAGAGTTAAGCCTTTGCTTGTCGCCATCGAATGGATTAGCTCTTACGGAATGCCAGTAGGAGCAGAGGTGTTCGACACCTGCCGATGGGCTGGCCGATTTGAGGAGGCGGCCCGCCCGCTACCGGTCGAGCTGATCCCCAGACGCGACGTGAAGTTGCACCTCTGCAACAGCGCCAGGGCCAAGGACGCCAACGTCCGCCAAGCCTTGCTGGACCTGATCGGCCCACGGGGCACCAAGAAAAACCCTGGCCCCACCTACGGCATCACCACCCACTGCTGGGCGGCGCTTGGTGTAGCGGTTCTCGCGCATCACCGGCTGCTGCAGCAAGCCGCAAGCTGATTTTCCCAGCTACAAACCACTTACCTGGATTCCAACAATGTTTGCTGTTATCGATGTCAACGGCGCCAATCGCATTGCGATCCAAATCCCCCTTGAGGGGTCGGAGAAGTCTCTGCCTGCCCTTGCGGCAATGCTAGAGACAAATGCCGTGTTTATATATAAAGGATATAACGAGGCACGTATAGTCAAGCCGGAAATGCAAATCCTCCTTGGCGAAACTGTCAGTTATGATTTTGGCGAAAGCGAACTTGTCGTTGCGTCGTCGGAAAATGCCCATGTGCTTGGTGAATCCTTTGTGTTGGCTACGCCAGAGGTATTTCTATCTAATGAAAAACTAATTGAATCGAAGGATAAAGAAATTAGGCGGCTCGAGGCAGAGTGTCACCTTGCCCATGCCAAAGCTGACGAATGTGAAGCCAAAGTCAAAGAGTTACAGGCCCTGATCCAAGAGCACAATCTTCGCCACAACTCCTTTACCCAGGAGGCCGCATGATCCGCTGCCCAAATTGCAACTCGGGTGAGAGCCGGGTGCTCAACACCTTTAATGACGACGAAGGCCGCGACCGGGAGCGGCTATGCCAAGGCTGCGGTGCGCGGTATCTGACAGAGGAGCGGGTCTCCCACCTGCTGGCCATGCCCAAGAAAAATCTCGAGCTGCCTCAACTGCCCAAGTCCTCCAGAAAAAGGCCTGTTCCCAAGGCCGAAGTAGCTCCAGCACCAGCCCCGGCCAAGGCCCCGGCCCGCACCCTGGCCCCGGCCAGGTTTCACCCGGTCAACCTGGCCAACGGCGGCGACGTTTTCCGCCAGATGCCGATGCCAATCCAGGCGCTTTTGATGGAGTGGTGGAACACCGCTCGCCGCCAACGCCATGCCTCTGCCGCGTGGACCGAGCGGGCCTGGCTCGGCTCGGTGGAGCGGGTGGCCGCCCTGATCAGCAGCAACAATTTTTTGGAGGCACAGGCGCTGGCTACAGCTGGCGCCGAGCACGGCTGGCAATCGTTGCAGCAGGAGTACCTGAGGGGGGCCAAGCAATTGCCGCCAGCGGCTAACACCCGCGTCAGCAAAGAGCAAGCGGCAGTTGACGCTATCGAGGCCCTGATGGGCGGGGCCGGTGCTTAGCGCCAAGGCTTTTGTCAAGGGCTGCACCCTGGTGGCCAAATACATCCGGGTGCGGGACTCCGCCGACTGGGAGCCAGAGGATTTCACGCTCAAGATCCTTAGCTTTTCAAAGGACTTTCCCGAGGTAAACGATGGCCAGTTCATCTATGCCTGCGAGGAATGGATTCAGGCGCAAGGGCAGGCTGACTTCCTCAGGTTTCCCACCTGGAAGCAGCTGATGGTGCCGCTGTATCGGTCGGAGAACGGCTTGGCCAACCGCAGTTGGGGCCCCCGCCCCGACCTGCCAGGGCCGGTGCAGTTCACCGCCGAGCAGCTCGATCAACTGCCGCCTGCTGTGCAGTCGGTGGACCCCTACCCCGACCCCATCATCGCCAGGGCCTACGAGCAATTCTCCCGGCCACCTGGCCACCTGCTGCTAGCGGAAACCGTGGCGCCGGTGCAGGAGGACGACCCGGACGACACTACCCGCCTCACCGATGCCAAGTGGCAAGCCCATCTCCAGGGCGCTGCCGGCGGCGCCGATCCCACGGGTTCCCAGCTGCCATGGAGCAAGCCATTTGCCACCAGGAATGTTCTGGAAACAGGGTTGCGGCAGGGGCTGTGGTCGGTAACGGAGTTCAACGGGCCCAGCCCTGCTCCCCCTGTGCTGCCAAGCCTCGGGTTCTTGGAGCAGCACCCCCAGTTCCGCGACCGCCACTTCCGCGACCTGGCCGCATACGCAAGGCGACCACAAAGACCACTGTTCTAACCACTCCAAGACTATGAACGCAAAGCCACTAACCAGAACCAACGAATTGCCCGCCTTGCACTGGATTGACAGTGACGGCATAAGGTACGAGGGGAAGTGCTCCAACCTGCGGGGCGACTGCTCCGGCCTGTGGGGCGACTGCTCCGGCCTGCGGGGCGACTGCTCCGGCCTGCGGGGCAACTGCTCCGGCCTGCGGGGCAACTGCTCCGGCCTGCGGGGCAACTGCTCCGGCCTGCGGGGCGACTGCTCCGACCTGCGGGGCGACTGCTCCGGCCTGCGGGGCGACTGCTCCGACCTGTGGGGCGACTGCTCCGGCCTGCGGGGCGACTGCTCCCGCCTGCGGGGCAACTGCTCCAACCTGCGGGGCGACTGCTCCGACCTGTGGGGCGACTGCTCCGGCCTGCGGGGCGACTGCTCCAACCTGTGGGGCGACTGCTCCGGCCTGTGGGGCGACTGCTCCGGCCTGCGGGGCGACTGCTCCCGCCTGCGGGGCAACTGCTCCAACCTGCGGGGCGACTGCTCCAACCTGCGGGGCGACTGCTCCGACATTCCATTGAGCTCACGCCCTTGCGACCTTGCTGACTGGGTTAAGGAGCCCCCCAGTGAAGCGTAAATACCGGGGCTTTGATCCCAGCAAACCCGACCCGATACCGAGCGACTTCAAGGTGCTTGGGTATCTAGTGACATCAAAGCCTTCTGTTGGCACTACGGGGTTTAATTCTACGAATGTTCTCAGCTGGCAGCTGCATCACCCGTACAGCCCCGATGGGGATTTTGACGCACTACCTCATGATTCGCCTAGCTGGATTTACAGCTGCGATCAATTGCTCCGGCAATTCATGGCGCGGGGCCAGCGGGAAGATGCCGCGAAATTAGTGGACTACGTCAAACAATGTCAGTAATTCAAATGACAACCAGCGACCTGCTCCGCCTTGCGGTGGCAATTAAAGTTTCATTTTTACTAGCCCTTCTCATCCTTTCCGCATATGGCACTAGCGATTCTTGACATCGAGATAATTTTGTACCGCGCCATCTGCGCAGCGGAGCAAGAAATCGAATGGGCCCCGGACGAATGGACGTACACCGTCCGCCTGGGGGAAGCCAAGGCGGCAGTGCTGGAAGAGATCAATGCCGTTCGATCGGTGCTGCCTGACCACCAGCTGGCCATTGCCCTGGGCGATAGCTACAGCTTTCGTTATTTTATCTGGCCTGAATACAAGGCGGCCAGAAAGAAAAACCGCAAGCCCGCCGGCTTCGGTGCCCTGCGCGATTGGCTGACGAGCGCTGCCGACACCCACGGCTTTGCCGTGCTGAAGGTTCCGCAGGTGGAAGCCGACGATGTGATCGGGCTCTACGCCGGCCCCGGCGACGTGATTGTCAGCGGCGACAAAGATTTGCTGACGGTGCCCGGCCTGCACCTGGACGAAGACCACCAGGTCTACGAAGTCTCCAAGAAGGAGGCCGACCGCAGGTTCTTCCGGCAGGTCCTCACCGGGGACACCAGCGACGGCTACCCCGGTTGCCCCAAGGTGGGGGAGGTAAACGCAAACAAGCTGCTTGACACGTTTTTCTGCAGTGATCCTGCCGAGCCCAACCCGCACGAGGTGTGGGAAGCGATCCTCGGGGCCTACGCCAAGGTCGGCCTTCGCCCGGTAGACGCCTTGATCCAGGCCCGCTGCGCTCGCATCCTGCGGCCAGGGGAGTACGACTGGGAGCGCAATGCTCCCCGCCTGTGGTGCCCACCGGTAGCATCGCGTGAAGTATTTGAGGCGGAGGCGGCATGACAAGGGACATGCCAAGCGGCAACCTCACCCCTGGGCACCCGGTGCTTCCTTTGATGGTGGCCAAATCCACTGCTGGCTCTCAGCAGCTGGAACCTTATTTCTCCCTTGAAACTCTGATAGCGCTATTGGACCAAAACTTTCCTGACCGGGCCCCTACCTTGAGTCTGACCGACCGGGAGATCGTGTTTCACGCCGGCCAGGTGTCGGTGGTCCGCTTCTTAAAAGCGGAACTGGCCAAGCGAGAATCCGAATACCAGCAACCCTTCTGATGTGTGGCGGCTCTGCTCCGGCAAAAATCTACGCCCCTGATACGGGGGCCTATGACGCCCTGGCGAATCAACAAATGGAGCTGATGCGCCAACAGCAGAGCAACGGCCTAACCCTCAAACAGGGCGAGCTCAACAATGCCCTCGCCGCCCAGCAATCGGCGGGGGCTCAATTGCGCGATGTGCAGATCCAACGGGCCAATGACACCGCTGCCAATGCAGCCCGCCTGGCTGCGATCTTGGGCCCCCCGCCGCCAGAGAAAGTAGCGAAAAAGCCCGTGGTGGGACAGAATCGTTCCACCAGTGCACAGCGCCAGGACCGCGATTCGTTCCGCATCGAGCGGGATGTCACCGCCACTGCCGCCGGTTCTGGTCTCAACATCGTCTGAATCCCAATCCCATGTGCGGCGGCAGCCCGAGCGCCCCTGAAGTCATCTATCAGGGTCCGTCCGAGGAGGAGATTGCTGCTCAGCAGCAGCAGATGGAGACCTTCCGCCAGCAAAGCGAAGCGCAACAGGCGGCAATGCAGCGGCAATTGCAGCAGCAAATTGACGATGCCAACAGCGCACGCGAGAGGCAGGCGGCTGAGCTGGCCCAACAGCAGGCGGAAATGGCCAACGCTGCGGCCCAAGCCAGTCGGTCCACCTTGGCCATAACCAGCTCCCCCGAATCGCCCGCCGCAGCCCAGACCACCCAGACCACCAGCGCCAAGGCCAAGCCCAAAAAAACCAGCTTGCGAATCGGTAACACTGCTTCGGCCTACGGCTCAGGGGCTGGCGTAAACATCGGGATCTGACTCTGACATGGTTACTGCCGCCGAACGGTTCGAGGCGGGTCTCGCCGACCGCAATACCTACCTGGACCGGGCCCGGACGGCAGCCAGCTTGACAGTGCCTTACCTGCTGCCTGACAGCAACGACCCAGGCGCAGGCCGCACCGATACCCACGTTTTGCCTTGGAACGGCATCGGGGCCAAGGGCGTCCTGAACCTGATGTCCAAGCTCAGCTTGGCTTTGTTGCCAGCAACCGAGCTGTTCTTCCGGCTAACGCTGGATGAGGCCCAGGTGCAGCAGGGCGGCGGCCTGGCACCAGAGGATCGAGAGGCAATTGAGCAGGCCCTGGTGGTGCTGGAGCAGCAACTGCTCCGGGGGATCGAGGCGTCGGGCGATCGGCTGGTGTTGCAGGAGGCCCTGTTGCATTTGTTGGTGGTCGGCAACGTGCTGTTCTATTGCGGCGAGGATGGCTCGCGCCTGTTTCACCTCAACCGATATGTGTGTTTCCGGGGGCCGATGGGCCATCCGGTAGACGCGGTGACTTGCGAAGAGCTGCCTTATAACCAGCTCTCTAAAGCTGTGCTGGACCTTGTGAGCGAGGACAGCGAGTATTCGTCTGGCGAGGATGGCCACGACGAACAGAAGACCTGCCGCATCTACACCTGGATCAAGTGGGGCCCCAAGCAGGTCACCTGGCATCAGGAAGTCAAGGGCCGGTTGATCCCTGGCAGCAAAGGCCGCAGCCCGGCGGATCTATGCCCCTGGATGCCGCTGCGGATGAGCCGGGTAGACGGACAGGCCTACAGCCCCGGCTACGTGGAAACGGCCTGTATCTCGGATCTCAATACAGCCGAGAGCCTGAGCCAGGCGGTGGTGGAATGCGCTCAGATCATGGCGATCGTGAGGTTCCTAGTGCGGCCCGGCGGAACCACCAATGCAAAAACGCTGGCCGAGGCAGCCAACGGCGATTTCTGCCCGGGCGATGCCAGCGACGTGCAAGCCCTGCAGGTGCAAAAAGCCGCCGAGCTGCAGGCGGTGATGGCGGCGCTGCAGCAGGTGGAGCGGCGGCTGGAGCAGAGCATGCTGCTGGCTAACCCCAGGGCCAGCGAGCGCACCACAGCCGAGGAGATCCGGCTGATGGCCATGGAACTCGATGCCGGCCTAGGCAGCATCCACTCCATCCTCACCGACGAATGGCAGCGGCCCTATGTGAGGCGTCGGCTGCACATCGAAACCAAGCAAGGCGGGATGCCGGTGCTGGGCAAAGACATTGTGCAGCCGGTAATCACCACGGGCCTCAACGCCCTGGGGCGCGGCACCGAGGTGGAGAAAATCAGCAGGTTTCTTCAGATCGTTGGTTCCGTTCCCGGTGCGATCGAAGCGATCAACCTGGACAGCCTGCTGCAGCAATTGGCTAACGGCCTTGGCGTCAAAACCCAAGGGCTGATCAAAAGCGCCCAGCAAAAAGCCGCAGAACAACAGCAGGCCCAGGCCATGGCCATGGCCCAGCAGGCGATAACCAGCCCCATGGCCGACCCACAGAAGCTGGCCCAGGCCCAGGCCATCCAGGCCCAACTCCAGCAGGGTCAGCTACCCCCAGCAGCCGGCCCGGCTGAAGGGATGCCAGCTGAATCCGCTGAACTTCCCCCCGTACTTTCCGAGGACCTATGACCAGCGCACCCGCCCGACTAGATCAATCCGGCGTCATTAGCGGCGCCAACCTCGACTCCTTCCTCAGCGAGCAAGGGCTGCCTGATCGCAACTACGAGAGCATGCTGGCCCCTGGGCAGGAAACGCTGCTCGACGATTTCCTCAAGGAGCAGGGTGCCAACGATGGCTCCGTGCCGCTGGGGAGTGACGGCGCCGACGACATCCCCAAGAAGTTCAAGGGCAAAAGCGCAACGGAGATAGCCCGCGCCTACGAGGCCCTGGAGAAACTGGCCAGCAGCAAGGGCATCCAGCCGCCTGCCCCGGCCGCTCCGGCCGTCGTTGCCGAGCCCGGCATCCCCGACCCCGCCAGCTACACCGCCGAAAAGGGCCAGGCCGAATACGGCCAGCAGCTGGCCGCAGCCTTCACCGCTGTGGATGTGAACCCCTACCAGTTGTGGCGTGATGCCGCCGGCGGGGCTGACGTGTCCCAGCAGGCAGCCGCCATAGCCCGCGAGCTGGGGGTGGCCGAATCGGTGGTGACCAACTACATCGCCGCCAATGCCAAACCTGTTGCGGCGCAAGCGCAGGCCCCCGGTGCCCAAGCGGAGCTGAGCGAGGCCGACGGCAGGGAGCTGAAGGCCTTGGTGGGCGGCGAGGACGAATTCAACAAGTTGGCGGATTGGGCCCGCGTCAATGCCAAAGCCGATCTGCCGGCCTACATGGAAGCGGTGAACAGCGGCAACAAGGCCGCCGTGGGGGCCTGGCTCAAGGCCTTCCAGGCGCAGCGCGAGGCCGGGTTGAGCGTGGAACCCCCGCTGGAGGGAGGCGGCAGCTCTCCGCAGGTGGAGCGCTTTGGCAGTCGGGAGGAGGTGTTCGAGGCGATGCGCAAAACCAACACCAGGGGGCAAAGGCTTTACGACGTGGACCCCGCCTATCAGCGTAAGTTCACTGAGAAGCTAGCCAGATCGCCAAATTTCAACTAGATTTGCGGGCAGAGAATCAACACGCGCCCGTAACGCACTGGCCCCCACGGGGATAACCAGCTAAACCGCGCCAGGGGAAGTCCGTGAGGTCTCACAGCTTCCCCATGGATGACCGTTTCACTGTCCAGGCTCGGCCAGGTGCGCGGCAGCGCGGCCGACGATTTAGCACTGTTTGAAAAGCTAGGTCTCAACGAGGTCCTTGAGGCCTACGAGACCGCCTGCGTCTTCAAAGACAAGATTTATACCCGCACCATTCGCGGTGCAAAGTCCGCTGACTTCCCCATCGCGGGGAAAAAGTCCGCCAGGTATCACACTCCAGGCACGGCGATCCTTGGTTCCGGCAACAGCCCAAGTGATCTAAACGTTCGAAACATTGCGCTTGACGCGCTAATGATTGCCGACGACACGATTTATGAGCTGGATGAGCTCATGAATTTTTGGGATGTACGCCAGAACTACACCCAGGAGCTTGGCCGGGCATTGGCCTACGAAACAGACCGTAGGGCGGCACGAATGATTTTTGCCGCTGCTGGCAACAGCACGGAGCCATTGGCTAAAACCGTCAGCACTGGCCGCACCGGCTTTACGGTCACTCTCAGCGCTGGCTACGCGGCTGCCACAGCCCAGGCCAAAGGCGACGAGCTGGTCAGCGCCATTTATCGGTGCAAGGCGAACTTTACGAAAAAAGATGTACCGCCTAACGATCGCTGGGTCGCCCTAGGCCCCGATGACTACGCCGCTTTGTCTCAATCTACTCGGGTAATAAACCAGGATTTCAATGGAGGCACCGGCGCTAATGGCACCATTGCCGACGGCAGGGTGATGAGCGTTGCCGGCATCAAGGTTATTGAGTCCAACTTTGTTACCCAACCCGCCTACACCCTCCAGACGGGCCTAGACCGCAACGCTGACTACGCCCAGGACCTGAGCAAG